GGAACGTGGACTACCCACCCAAGCGTTGCCGCACAGTCACCAAGCGAGCTTTCGCCTGTGTCTGCGACAACCCCGGTGATTGCGTCAAACGTGGTTACCAAAACCACATTGGCGGGCCAAGTCACGTTGTCCGTACAGGACATTGACTTTACGTCACCGGGCGCAATGCAAATCATTTTGCAGGATTTGGTCGGTCAGTACATGCTGAAGTCAGATGACATTGCAGCTGACGCAATCACCAACGGCGCAAGCGCGTCAGGTGGTACGTGGACTGTCACCGCAAATGACCCGTCGACATTGATTGCGGCGCTGTATGACGCAGCCACCGACATTCTGACCGCCACTAACTTTTTGCCAGACCATGTGTTTGTTTCGCCTGACGTGTGGCAAAAGCTTGGCGCACAGCTTGACGCAGACAAGCGCCCAATCTTCCCATACGTGGGCGCAGCAGGCCTCATGGGCGTAAACGGCGTAGGCGCGGCAAACATCACCGTTGCCAACACGTTTAACCCATTCGGCCTGAACCTCGTCGCTGACCGCAATTTCGCGGCAGGCTCGCTGTACGTTGCACGTGGCGCAGCAATTGAGTTTTACGAGCAGGTGCGCGGCGTAATGTCGGTCGAAGTCCCCGGCACGTTGGGCCGCACGTTTAGCTACTACGGCTACGTTGCAACCTTCATTGCCGATAGCGACATGGTCAAGTACATCGTCGTTAACTAACGAAAAGAGGCGCTAATGGCGGTTTACACCGTCACATTTAAGCAGCTGACCAGCAACTACGCGGTGTTGCAAACGCTCACCGCTAATGAGCTAGAGGTTGGGCGCTCGATTATTGTAGCTGGCGTAGGCGTGCCATTCAACGGCACGTTTACCGTGTACGCGCTACCGCAGTACGAATTTATCGGTACTGACAGCGACGGTGACCTACTGTTTAACGTTGACGTAGCCGTACCAAATCAGGTGTTATTTGCCTGCACAGGTACGGACGTTGACCGCACAGCTGCCACAGGCACGTTGACGTTTACGCCAACCTGCACATGGATTACCGCCACCCAAATTGAAGATTGGCTAGGTATCGGCACAGCCACGGCAGCTGACACCACATTTTTGACGCAATGCGCCGCAGCCGTTAACCAAATGGCGTTTAGGCGCAGGGTCGAGGCTGGCTACTTTGACAGCTTGACAACCAGCCCCAGCGCTGACGTAACGCTAGGCACGATTATGTGGGGTGGTGCGCTGTACCGGGCGCGCGGCAGCGTAGATGTTTTTGCGTCATTTAACGAAATGGGAACAGCCCCCACAATTGGGCTATCGCCCATGATTAAACAGCTGTTGGCTATTGACCGCCCACAGGTTGCCTAATGCCCGTTGCCTACACCGACCTATTTAATGAGGCGCTAGACGATTTAGCAGCCTTTTTAGGCACGGTAACGGGCCTGCAGGTGGTAACCGACCCTAGAAACCTTGTGCCGCCCTGTGCAATGATTGGCGCACCCAGCTTTACGGCTTTCAATTACAACATTGTAAAAATGACGTACCCAATACAGATTGTGACGCTTGGGCCGGGCAACTTTGACGCTATGCGCTCGCTACTGCATACCGCGTCACAGGTATTGGGTAAAAACGTTGCTATTACCGCAGGCAGACCGTTGACCCTTGACATTGGCGGCGTTACCGTACCTGCTTATGAGCTGACCGCCGAAATGCAGGCACAAACCGCATGACGTACGTAGTGGTTAGTCGACGTGTCGGCATACCGGGCGAACCGTACACGCCCGCTAGTGAGGCTGACGCACAACGCCTATTGGCAGGCGGTTTTATAGCTAAGGTTGACGAAGTATCCACCAAAAAGCCCGGCAAGGCACGTAAAGTAAAAGCACAGACCACTAAGGAGAATTCCAATGGCAACTAGCACGTATCTCGCAAACCCAGCCAGCGTTAAGGTAGGGGGTGTTGAATTGGGAGACCAATGCACCGCCGCGGTAATGACGGTTGCGTACGACACGCTCGAGGAGACCACGTTTGGAAGTCTGGCCCGCACCTATGTAAAGGGCTTAGAAACCAATACCTGCACGTTGACGTTGTACAACAGCTACGCAACCAGCGAAACGTACGCAACCCTGTTGGCGCTTGTCGGCACACAAGTAACCGTTGAAATCAAGCCAAGCAACGCTGCTATCAGCGCGACCAACCCGGTTCTGACCCTAACCTCAACCTTCATGCCTAGCTTGCCTGTCGCAAACATGGCATTGGGTGAGCTGTCGACCATTGACATTGAATTTACGGGTGGCACATTCAGCCAAGACGTCACGCCCTGATTTAACCAACAATCATTAGACAGAAAGGCGCGTTATGAAAATCAAACTTGCGGTAACCCTCAAACCGGGTGACACACCAATTGAGGTCACAACAAACCTGTTGTGCATTACCGAATGGGAACGAACCGAAAACCGTAAGCTCAGCGACGGGCGCGGCGTAGGCGCAACCGATTTATGCTCGTGGGCGTTTTTTATGTTTAAGCAATCGGGCCGATTGATTAAAGAAAACACGTGGAAAGAATGGTTGGCCAACAATCCTGAAATGGAAATTGAGGGGGTCGACCACACCGACCCAAACCCTACGGAAGCGGCACATACCGCCGCCAACTAGCACAGCTGTTAGCAGCTACGGGGTTTTGGCCGCCTGAAATCCCGTTTGATAGCCGCGATTTGGCTACAGTTAATTACATTCTTAGCAAGGCGGCGCACAAATGACCACGGTCCAAATCTTTGGGGTCAAAGAAGCGCTGAAAGAGTTAAACAGCATTGACCGCAATTTACGCAAAGACATTAACGCCCGCGCTAAAGACATTGCGAAACCAGCCGTAGACGGCATTAAAAACGCATACCCGGACAGATACCTAAGCGGCATGGCCCGCAATTGGACGCAACGCGGCAGACCGAAATTCCCGTATGACCAAGCCAAGGCCCGTAAAGGCGTACAGCTCAAAATTGATACCAGCAAAAAAAATGTGTCTGTTATCCGTATTCAGCAAATGGACGCGGCTGCCGCCATTATCGACATGGCAGGCAAACAGGGCGGGCGTAACGCTCAAGGCGGCAGGTTTGTTGACGCATTGGGCGCAATGTTTGGCCCACCGTCGCGCGTCATGTGGCCCGGCTACGAAAAAAACGGTACTGAGGTTGTGCTACGCATGACAAAAGTAGTCGAGGATTTAATGCAGCAAGTCAATAAAAATTTGGTGATGTAATGGCAATTCGCATACCAATTATTAGCGATTTTGACAGCAAGGGCCTTGACAAGGCCGTACGTCAATTTGAGCAGCTGAAAACCACAGGCGAGAAAGCGCAATTTGGTTTAGAGAGAGCCGCCAAGCCAGCGGGCGTTGCGCTGTTGGGTTTGGCTGCCGCAGCTGGGTTTGCCACTAATGCGGCTATTCAGGACGCTGCCGCGCAAGACCAATTGGCAGGCGTGTTGCAACGTCAGACTGGGGCAACAAAAGAACAGGTAGCCGAAACAGAAGCTTTTATTAGCAGCCTGTCGAGGGCTACGGCTATGGCTGATGACGAACTACGCCCGGCGCTTGCCCAGCTTGTCAATGCCACAGGCAATTTGCAAACGTCGCAACATTTGTTGACCCGCGCCCAAGACCTAGCCGTTGCTACGAATAGCGATTTGGCTACGGCTGTTGACGCGGTGGCTAAGGCATACAACGGACAGACCAGAGGGTTAGCCAAGCTTGACCCGTCGCTACGTGACGCAATCGCTAGCGGCGCGTCATTTGACGAAATTATGCAAAAGGTGGCACAAACCACCGGGGGCGCAGCTGCCGAAGCCGCCAACACCACAGCTGGGCGTTTTAAGACCCTTTCCATTCAATTTGGTGAGCTGCAAGAAACGTTGGGCGCAAAACTATTGCCCGTTGCCGAAAGCTTGGTTGGCGTACTAATCAACGTGGTTGACATTGTTGCTAAAAACGCTGGCGTAGTGGTTGGGTTGGCGGCAGTACTTGGCACGTTGGCAGGCATTATCTATGCCACAAAGGTTGCGTACGCGGCTTACAACGCAATTGCGCTGATTACAAAGGGCATTAATTTTGCGTTGGCTACGTCATTTACGGCGGTGCAGATTGCTACAGGTATCGGCATTATTACGGTGGCAGCTGGCGCAGCAGCGTTGGCTACGTACGTAATCCAAATGAAGCGGCTCAACAATGAGTTGCCGCAAGCCACGGCAGCACAAGCCGCCAACAATGGCATTATTCGTGCAGGCGGTAAGGCGTACATTGAAATTAACGGGCGTTGTGTCGAGCTAAACGCCAGCCTGTCACGCAACATAAACCTATTGGATACGCAAAACAGGCGGTTAGAGGGCCTTGCCCGGTCATTTGGTATTACTACGTTTGAGACAGGCAGGTTTAACGAAAAGGTAGGCGGTGGTGGTGGCGCTACCGAAAAGGTCATTGAATTTGGCAAACAGGTGAAAGACGGGTTGACCGTTGCGCTTGAGACCGCTAAAGCCAATTTGCAGAGCGCGCAAGACGCATTTATCGCTTTCAAGGACACCGTCAAACTAGGCGTTTTGGCTGCCCTGTCATTTGGTGACGCTTACAAGCTCATTGATGACAACGGCAAAACCTTTATGCAAAACCTGAAAGAACAGGTAGACGGCATAAAGAAATACGCGGCAAACCTGCAAATACTCTTACAGCGCGGATTGAGCCAAGAAGCGCTCAAATACGTACTTGAAGCGGGCGGCGAGGCTGGCGCAGCTATCGCAGCCGAATTGGTGGCAGGCACAACCGACCTAATCACGGGGCCGGGCGGCATTAACGAAATGGTGGCAGCTGCCAACGCTGCCGCTGACGCAGTAGGCATGCAGGCCGCGGGCAAGTGGTATCAGGCGGGTATCGACCAAGCCACCCAAATTGTTGCAGGCCTTGACGCACAACTAGCGGCGTTAACCCCAGCGCTTATGGCGCGCATGGATAAAATTGCTGCCAAGCTTGGGCGCACCGTTGACATAACCGTAAGGGTCAAAGAAGTGGTAACCCGCATTAGTGGCGGCGCACCGATTACCGCACCTAAAGACCTGATTAATCCAAGCACTATGGCTGCCACCGGGTTTGCCGGGGCGAGCCTGCCACCGCCCAGCAATTCGACTGTCAACGTCAATGTCAATGGCGGATTGGCTACCAGCGCCGAAATCGGGCAGGCGGTGGTTAATTCGATACGCGCCTACACGCGCTCAGCTGGCCCGGCACAGCTTGACATAGCGCCGCTGTAATGGCTACCCCGATTGTTCAGTCAGGCAACTACAGCCTGTTAATTGATACAGGGTTTTTGGTTGACGCATTTACTTTGGGCGATAATCCGAAAGGCATTTTGGGAAACACCGACTACGTGTTAACAGGTACTACGCAATTTGCTGACGTTACAGACGGCACGCTAAACCTTGCCATTAAACGCGGTAGACGTGATGAGGGTGACCAATTTAGCGCTGGGACGATGTATTTTACGCTCAATGACACGTTGGCTGGCGGCGTATTTAACCCGTTTGACACCAATAGCCCGTTTTACGACACCGCCGAAAGCAAACCCGGCCTAGCGCCAATGCGCCAAGTCGAGCTAATCCGTTATGACCTGAACAATAACCCTGAACTGTTATTTGCGGGATACATAGTTAATTACGATTACAATTTTGCGTTGGGCGGAAATAACACCGTAACCGTGTTTTGCGCCGACCAATTCTATTTGCTAGCCCAAACCTACCTAGATGAATTTAACCCGACCCCTGAAACGTCAGGTCAGCGCATAGCAACCGTGTTAGCGCTGCCAGAGGTCAACTACACCGACCCAACAAACATTGCCACAGGCACAGTCAATTTGGGGCATGACAGTAGTTACAACGTGCCAGAGGGTACAAACGTTTTGCAGTACCTATCGCAAATCAATGAGACCGCTGAATTTGGGCGACTGTTTATGTCGCGCGACGGTGTACTGACATTCCAAGAGCGCATAGGCGCAACGCTTAGCAGCCCGGTAGTCAACTTCCATGATGACGGAACAAACACACCGTTTGACACCGTAGGTATCACGTTTGAGGCAGACCAAGTGGTTAACCGTGTAGCAATTACGGCCTTGGACGGCAAAAACGCGGTAGGTGAAGATTTAACGTCAATTGCCACGTACTTTATCCAAACCACGTCAATCACAAACAGCCTGTTAGCCGACCAAGGCGAAATTGACGCAGCCGCCGCCTATTTGTTAAACGGCGAACCCGAAGCCCGTTATACGGACGTGAGCGTTGGGTTTATGTCGCTGTCAGTTGCCCAACGTGACGCTGTAGCCATAGTCGACATAGGGGACACCATAACCATTGAAAAAACGTTTAGCACCGGGATAACTACTACCAGTTTGGCGCAAGAGCTAAGCGTTGAGGGCGTAGAACACGCCATTGATTTTGCGACAGGCCACCGCGTCACATTGTTTACCGCCCCCACAACCATTGTGTTTGAGCTAATACTTGGGGACAGTACCTATGGCACTATTTCGACTTCCAATGTTCTAGGCTAAATGCCATGACTACGCCTTTCCCGTTTGTGTCTGGGGCTGTGCTGCAGGCCCAGCAGCTTAACGACATAACGAACCTGCCGATTAACGATCAGACCGCTAACTACGTTTTGGTTGTGGGTGACGCAGGTAAACGCGTCATTATGAATAATGCTGGCGCAACCACTATTACGGTAAATAACAGCGTGTTTACTACGGGTGACACAATTTTTATTGCCAACAAAGGTGCTGGCACTTGCACAATCACAGCTGGCACAGCAACGGTTAACACCTCAGGTTCTTTAGCATTGGCGCAGTATGGAGGCGGCACGCTAGTTGCATTGTCGGCGTCAACCTTTACGTTTTTTCCCGCAGGCGGCATAGGTTACGGCACAGCAACAGGCGGTTCGTCTAGTTCAATCACCGTTGGCGGTGTGGCGTACACCATGTTGACGTTTACTAGCACAGGCACTTTGACGGTGACTAAGGCCGGGCTATTTGATTGTTTGGTGGTCGGTGACGGTGGCGGTGGCGGCGGTTGCAATTCTGCCGAAACGTTGGCTTCTGGTGGCGGCGGTGCTGGCGGTTTTACAACACAAACGATTTACCTTGACGCAAACGCAACCGTAACGATCGGCGGCGGTGGCGCAGGCGCAACCACATCAGGGTTTGGTACGTCTGGTACAGGTAGCCGTGTCAATGCGCTGGTTGCAGCGGGTGGCGGCGGCGGCGGCGGTCGAAATAGCGGCGGTGCGTCTAATAATTCGTCATCAGGTGGTTCAGGTGGCGGCAACCCCGGTTACATACTTGGCAACCGTGGCGGGTTTATTGGCCAAGGTAATGACGGTGCGGCATCATCTAGCAACACGGCAGGCGGTGGCGGTGGCGGTGCAGGTGCAGCAGGTACGGCAGGCGCAACGACCGTTGGCGGTGCAGGCGGTGCTGGTTCTGATGCGTCAACGTTCCGCGGTGAAGCACCCAACACAACAAAATACGCTGGCGGTGGCGGCGGTTCTGGCTCAACAGGCGGCACAGCAAGTGACGGCGGTGGTGCTGGCGGTGGTAACGCCAATGGCACAAACGGCACAGCTAACACAGGTGGCGGTGGCGGCGGAGGCGGTAACGGTTCAACATCAGTAGCCCGTAATGGTGGTAATGGCGGGTCAGGTATTGTGCTGGTCAGGTTTAAGGTTTAATTATGGCACGTTTTGCAAAAATTGAAAACGGTTTTGTTACAGAGGTAATTGTTATCGCAAATGACGATTGCGGCGGTGGACATTTTCCCGAAAGCGAACCGATTGGACAAACATACATTGCGTCATTGGGTTTAACCGGGACATGGTTACAAACCAGCTACAGCGCAAGTTTCAGAAATGCGTATGCGGGAATTGGTATGGAATTTTTGCCGAATGTTGGTGAATACGGGGCGTTTGAATGGCCACCAACGGTGGAATAATGAAATGGCTAATGATTACTGCATTGCTAGTCACGGCCTGCACCACTACCCGTGTCAACAGCGACAAGGGCGTTACACGCCCAACGTATTGTTACCCTGTCGATAGGTGCTGACCATGCCGTTACGCAGAGAGCGCTACACGTCAGACGAACTACACGCCCGGCTAATCGTCACCGTAGGCGTAATCCTTGCCATTGTGTTTAGCGTCATGGTCATTGGAATTGTTATGGGATTGCTGTTTATCTCACAACCATTAGAACAATCACCCAATGACGCAGCATTTATTGACCTAATGTCAACAATTGTGGTGTTTATGACAGGCACATTGTCTGGCCTTGTCGCAGCAAATAACATTAAAAATAAGCAAGAGCCACCGAAACCGTAATGGTTAAGCCGTACACAGCCGCCAACGCGCCTGTTGTGACAGCTGCATTGCCCGGCACTACGCAATGGGTTAAAGAGGTTGAGCGTTACAGCGGTGGCGCATTGTGGAATAACGGCACGTTTGTTAACCGTGACATACGCGGCAAGCCCGGCCAGATCAGTAATCATGCCCGCGGTATTGCAATGGATTTGTCTTACAGGCGCATAGAGGCAACCAAAAAAGGTGTGCCAGACGGCAGGGCTAAGAGCCTGCAATTTATTAACGCATGCATAGCCAATTGGGAGACACTAGGCATAATGCTGATTATCGACTATTGGCCCGCCGATTACGGCAGGTCATGGCGTTGCGACAGGGCTACCGCCGACCCTAAACAGGCTTGGCGTAAGGCGTTGACAAAGACGTTTACGGGTGCGCCCGGTGGCGATTGGTGGCATGTTGAGATAACGCCAGAGCTGGCTAATGACCCTGAGCAGGTCAAACAGGTGTTCGCTAAGGTGTTTGGGGTATCCAACACAACCGTTTAACGCCCCTGTACGGTGAAAAGTACCGACAGAGACGGGAGAAAACTAATGGCGTACTTATTCAGCAAGCTAGCCGCAGGCGCTTTTGCCCTATGGGGCGTGTTTGTGGTGTCAGGGGCAAACGTGGGGTTTTACAGCCCTGAACCGTTGCCTGCCCCTAGCCCTGCAAACAGCGTTTATGAGGGCTTAGAACAGCCCCTAGAGGCGCTACAGGCCAACGTCGAGCCGCCCGTAACCACCACCACTATTACCACAATTGCCAATTGTGATGACGTGGTAAACCTTGCCCGGCAGCTGGGCTGGCCTGACCATGAGCTAGGCACGTTGCGTTACATTGCCAACGCTGAAAGCGCCTGCCAACCGTGGGCGCATAACCCGCAAGACCCAAACGGCGGCAGCTACGGGTTGTTGCAAATTAACGGTTTTTGGTGTTTGCCCAACAGCAATTACCCGTTGGGCTGGCTGCAACAGCTGGGCATTGTGTCGACCTGTGATGATTTGTACAGCGCGACAGCCAACCTGCAAGCGGGGTTGGCAATACTTGGCGAAACCGGGTGGCACGCTTGGGCTACATTCAATGGCTGAATACCCATACCCCGAAACGGGGCTGACAGAGGAGACACGAAAACAAATCATGGCTGAAATAGACAGACAAATTGCCGCTGAACAGGCAATGCTAAGACACCACAACGCCATTTTTAATTTGATTGGCGAAATCGTGGGCAAACCGCCTGTGACCACAACCGAAACATGGCTAATCAGGCAGCTAAAAAACATGCGTGTTGACGCGCAACTATCAGGCTTAGCGCATGAAGCTGACGTACTGACGCTTGCCATTGAAGAATTAGGCGGCACATTATGAGCAGCACACAACCTGAGTTGTTTAGCCCGGTCATTGGTTTAGGGTCACGTCGAGAAGAAATCGCACAGCCCCAACCGTCACCGTTTGCGGTAGCAATGCAAATTAGCAACCGTGTAGCAAAAGCCAAGTGGACTGCCGACCAGCAAAAACAGGTTGACGCAGCTATAAGCCGTGTAGCGCACAGGCAACGCTATTTTACGGCTGATGACATTTGGGCAGAGCTAGGCGCAGGCTTCCCCGTGACTAAAGGGTTGGCGGGTCGACTAAACGCAGCTGTGCGCCGCAAACTGATTTGCAACACGGGCCAAATAGCGCACGCCAACCGTGGCGGCGCTCATGACCATGCACAACGTTTAACGGTTTGGTCGCTGTATGGCGTTTAACCTTGACGATTACGAACCTGTAGCAGCCCGCCTAGCACGCTGGCTAAACAACGATGAGCCAGGCGTAAAACGTGTACTGACCTATTTAGAACATTACAACGACAATCGCTGTGTGTTTAAGGCTGAACTATGGGTTGACGCAACGCTGATGGCTACAGGTTGGGCTGAAGAAACCCGCGGCGAGGGCCACGTAAACCGCACAAGCCATTTTGAGAATTGCGAAACGTCAGCGGTAGGTCGAGCATTGGCTAACGCGGGGCTAGCGGGGAGTGACCACACTAAACGCCCGTCACGCGAAGAAATGGAGAAGGTAGACCGGGTGCTAACCAACGTGGTTGACATGAACCACAGCAGCGCCACAACCAAACAAATGAATTACCTAAAAATGCTGTTAGACCGTCACAGCCCAAGCAAAGACGAGCAGGCCACGTTTATTGAAAACACGCTTGGCAAGGTTGTGAGCGTAAGCAAATTGACTACGGCTGAAGCGTCAACGCTCATTAAGGCGCTGCAATGAAACGTAGCT